TCGGTTGCTCACTCTTTAAGTAGTCAATATCTTCCAGCATGGTCGCTTGTTGCTCACGCAATTTCTTTTGCCCAGTAAATAGAGCAATGAAGGCATCCTCATCCAAATCCTCACGGATAAATCCGCCTTGTTTTCTAATAGCTGGCAAGACCTCTGATGTCACCCAACGCT